CGATCTTTACTGTTTTTACTTTCTGGGCGATAATCACTGCCAGGCAGATCAGACGTCCATGTACTTTGCTCAACAAAATGTGGGGCTGCGAGAGGCGCGCACGCATCGCACTTACCCGACTCACGCAAGAGAGGATTCCGGACAAACCATTTTAACCGCTTCCCCATGGTTGGCGGCCCCCGAGGGGGGAGTGGTATTGTGAATTCCTTAATTGCCCGTGAATCGTCAAGAGAGCCGACCCCACACTGTGTCCGTATCGTTGCATACCCGAGTGCAGGAGCCCGAAGGTCCTGCCGCGCCCAAAGGCGTCCCCGATACTAAACGCAGCACACGCACCATCTGTCCCTTCTGGTCTAACCGAGACCCAGCTTTCATTACAGGAGAAAGCACTTCTCCCCACCGCAGCCGCCAGGGAAATTACTTCCTTGAAGGCGTGTCACTTACACGCATCTCAACACCACCCCATCCAAGCATAGCTCGGGGATTGTCTCGCCTAAGAGGCATTGGGGAGGTCCAAAAGAAAAGGATTTGCGCGGACGTCGATTTATCCTGTAGTAGGTCTCAAGACCGGGTTGTTCGTCTACCCACTCGCTCCCATCAGGAACGAGAAGATGGGCATGGAGCCGTGTCAAGCCCTCAAGAACCGGGGCAAGCCACAACCTCCGCCAACCTACTACAGATCGAGTGATCCTGTACTGTGATCTCATTTTTTTGTCGGCCACGTGGGGCCTTTTTTCTTCTATTGGTAGTACAGGTACACCTATCCACTCATTAACGCAGCTACGTACCACCTCTTCGTTCGCCTCTCGAATCTCCGATTCAATAGCTGGATTGCTAAAAATCGGCGGTCCGTAGACAAAGGGTAATTTCCTCTCGGTCCCATACGAGCTCACCGGACACTGGTCTGCGTCCAATAAGCCACGGAACCAAGCTTTTTTCACTAGGAAGTTCCACCAACGATGAGGTACCGTTTGCAGCGGAAGGGGGGCGCGGCGGAGAAGGCGTCTTACCTCGCGGCATGTCAAAACGTATGCAGCGGTTGAAAACTTGACCTGCCGGCATAGGTCAAAGAGAGGAGTTGCGAGTGTGTCGATAGGCTGCTTCCACGAGTCTGAACCAAGAAACCCAAAGCACAATTTCTTCACAAGCCGATCTTTCCCATAATGGAAAGTCTGCGAGTTTAGATCCCCGTACTCTGTGGATCTCATGGTTTTAGACTGGTTAATGACAAATCCGACCTCTTTGGTCGAGAAAAGCCAAGCATGGAAGAGCCCATCACACCCCTTGAAGAGTATGTCGTCGCCGTTGAGGAGGCATGGATGGGATCGGTCGTAACCTACGAGGTCACGCGCGCGCTCAAAGCAAATCCGATTAAGGATACAAAGAACTACGAACGATCCCAAGTTGCCCATCATGCTCCCACGTACAACATCCTTCCTACCCTCCTTCTCCAACTCTACCCAACAGTCTCTGAAGCTGGACACAAGCAGCTTCGCCTTCTCTTCCGGTAGGGACTCAGCCATTACCTCTACAACTGCTAGGACGGCGTCTTTATTCAAGTTATCAGTAGACGCCTCGTAATCCCCAGAGATGTAGCTATGGCCAGGTGCCAAGAGACCGAGCGAGCGAAAACGTTCATCCGTGACGTCGCCACGTACTAACCAGTCATACCGGGATAGCTTGTTGTAAGCCTGCTCGTGGACAGGACGAAGCTCGCGCTTCATCGTTGCCCCCTGCATGGTCACTACACGCAACTTCCCTTTTGACTTCGCGGTTCCTACGCGGCAACCTGTTGTCCCGTAATCCTCGTTCGAGAAGAAGGCCTGAGCAAAACCGATGGTTTCCGGCTCTTTTGCCCCCGGAGGGGCAACCGAAAGAGTACCACCGTGGCCTCTCTTCATCTCTAAACACCCCTGCTGGTCAGGCACGTAAGTTCCTTCCCTTTCA